TTCATGTTGCTGACCTTCTTCTCATTGATAAGGATGAAGCAGTCTTCCATGTTGACTTCCATCTTTTCAGCATTGGTAACGAATGTCAGGCGAAACTTAATATGCGACAAACAAAAAGATAATCGGCGACACATTAATGGAATCGGCGACAACCTGACGAACTCAGGCTGCAGAGCGCAAAAATCCTGCCGGATATATTTACTTTTTAAAAACAGTCGATATCCGTCAGGATACTGCCAATGATCATCGAGTAAATCGATCGATTCATCGATGGTAAGCACTTCAACTAAATCGATCGTCCGCCGGCGCTTTAAACCGGCTCGTAATTCATAATAAGCAGCTCGTTTACCCGCTTCCTTTTGTTGGCACCAGCCGCCAAATAGGATGTTGATACTGTCTCGATGCGGAAGCCCTGGAAAAGATCCCGGATATAGTCAATGTCGTTGATCGACAGAATGAATTTTCCTGCGACCCTGGCCGGGATGTCCCGAAGCTTCATAAAGTCGCTTCGATCAAAGATGCCGTCCCCATAATAATCTTCATACCCATAATAGGGTGGATCGATGTAGAAGAACGTATCCGGCTTGTCGAAGCGTGCAAATACCTCCGCATAGGATCGGTTCTCAATATAGACCCGAGACAAGCGAAGGTGGACCGCCGATAGCTCCTCTTCAATCCGGAGGAGATTCAAACGAGGCTTTCCAGTTGTGGCGATGGAAAATGACGGGTCCTTGATCCTGGCCGCATAACCTAATTTGAGCAGGTAGTAAAACCGCACGGCTTTTTGAATATCCGTCAGCGTTTCCGGGGATTCCTTCCGGAATCGGTAAAACTCATCTCGCGAGACCAGTATCCATTTGAAATAGCGGATAAACTCCTCCAGATGATGCTTCACGACCCGGTAGAGGGTAATTAGATCCAGGTTGATGTCGTTGATGATCTCCACGTCAGAGGTGGTCTCTTCCTTCTTAAAAAGCAGCCATGCCGCGCCCGCGAATACTTCCACGTAGCATTTGTGATCTGGGATCTTCGGAATGATTTTCCTCGCCAGCAATGATTTGCCGCCCATATACGCTAAAAAACTATTCATCGTGGTCCTCCCTTTGATTTATGGGAGTAACCCTGCTATAGACTGCCTCATTCTCGTGGGGCGGATGGTAGCGGGTTATCCCGTCGGGCGTGTTCGCGCCTGGTCTGGGGAGGTGGTACTCCCTGGAATACTGTCCGCCTTCTCATACCCGATTGGATGGCCATACCGGATTCTCCGGGGCTAACCGTCATGGCCGGCGCTTTAAACCGGCTCGTAATTTATCTAATCTCTACACTCACTGGTTTCTTCGGAACACACGCCCCTAATCCATTTTCCTGCATCTGCCACACCTGGTAGCTGGCGCAGCAGTTCACTCCCTGCGCGTCAACACAACAGTTCGATTGATCGGCAGAAAGGAACTTCCCAACAGGACAGCAATTGAATGGGGACACGACGTAAGAACCATCGGCACAACATGGGTCACTCTCATTGACAACACAGCAGTCCCCGTCCGATTTCATCACGGTTCCAATGGCACAACAGTTATCACTGTTAGGAGTCAGCCATGATCCATCTGGGCAACAGTAGATACTATCTATTTTGTCAATATGATATCCAGTCACACAGGCTTTGTCGCAGTTAATCGTTGCGACAAGTCCGGGTGGCAATGGAGGTTTCCCCGGACAGTTCTGGGCCTGTGCAGAACCGGCAATGGATAGGATCATAAATAACGCAACGATTATCTTATGCATGATTCACCTCAATTCTCATTACTCTAATGATGCTGCCACAGCATTCACTTTCGTTACGATGCGGCAGCCACCCTTCTTTTTTATGCGGGTTATTATCAAACGCCTCGAAAGTCCTGTCTGTTATTTTATCGTCGATGACGATTGTCGTTACTACGAGCCATATCTTCATCAACTTCACTGAGGCGTCCTACCAATATCAGCCCAAGCCTTATTATTCTTCTGAGTCTTCTTGTATGTCCAGATGGCACCAATCGGAACTCCGATCACAATTCCGATCACAATTCCTAAAATAAGAACGGATACGTAATCCATTCTCCGCCTCCTTTCTGCATCCTCTTCTTATATGATCAGCGCCAATGCCACGTCGAAAGGTCTACGCAAATCACTTCACTATCTCCAGCCCAACAGGTGCGTTCGGGATGAATTTGGTGAAGGATAAAGGGGCTTTGTCGCTGCACCCCCAGAGGCAGCAGGCACTCACTTGTAGTGAATGAACTCCGACAGGAATAGTTGCGACGTCAATTTTTGCTGATCCATCTGCTTGTGCTGCAATCTGATCAGGGAAATAAGCATCACCTGTGATCACATACCCGATCACTCCCGTCTGTGGAGCACAATGGATAAACGGAGATGCGAATACCACTCCAATTCCGACAAACATGAAGATCAAGATCACAACAAACGACAATAACTTTTTCATAGCTTCCTCCTTGGTTAATGTTATTTTTGGGGTCTAATGTGTTCATAATTTTCCCCTCATTTAATCAGGCAAATAACGTCCATAAACCTCATATCTATCGTTTCTTTTTTCCAACCAGTGATTTATATTTTCGGGGTCAGGATGATGCAAGTCGTAGGTTGGGTCACAAATATGTAAATAATCCCCATAATCTGAGCATATCCGCATATATGGCATGTGGATTTCTTTCCACGTTAGTTGCCCTAAAATAGCCGGAACGTCGTATAACCGCTTGTACCAAGGCTGATTGAGTTTATCCTCAATGGTCTTAATAACCGTATGCCTGTTTTCTGGCGTCCAGGTCTTGCAATACCAAAGTTTCAATCTGCACTGCTCGACGTAATCCTTAACAGGTTGAGATTGATATAATATGTTTTGGCTTGCCAGCATCCCCGGATGGATCATCCACATAAAATGATTATAGCAGCCTTCTTCGTGTGCCTTTATTCCCCATGAAAAGAATGACCGGAGATTGTCCGACAATACGGGCATTGGGAGCATCACCTGTGGGATATTCTCCAGGTCATTTCTTGTTAGTAAGGTTAGTTCACCCATGTTTGGGATCCTGATTTCATTTAAACCACCGATGCTGCCATCCCACCGACGAAGCTGTCCACCAGTTCCTTAATGAGAGCATTGGAGAATACCGGAATGGAGCCACCCGGAATATCGATCTTGAGGGATGCCAGCACCCCTGCCACCGCCGCCTGAATAACCGGATCGGATGAAACCTGCCCGACAAGTTCCGTGATACCTTCTTTAAGGATAGCGTTCAAAGCTCCGTTGTCCGTCCCGCCGTCCACCGTCTTTTGGATTCCCTGTGCTACGGGAAGTGACACCTTAGCCAATGCCGGATTGTTCTTTGACATCAGAAATCCTGCCGTATAAGTCGCCATTTTGATTGCCGGGTCTAACCCTGCCTCTGTGAAACAAAACCATTTTGACATAATTTCACCTATTCCTTTCTGGTTAAAAGTTCCGCTAAAATTCTGGTCATGGCTCTACCCCTGTGCTTTTCTCACAGTCTGCGTATTCCCCTGCTTCCTTAAAATGCTCGCACTTATCAGTAATGGTTCCAAACCCTATGACCGCAAAGAAACAGATTTGATTGATGGGGCAGTCTTCATATTTCATGGCCACCACCATAGGATTTGACCGACTTTCGTCTATTGCAAATTTATTAGGATCAATTCTCATAACTACCTCCCGAACTGCTCAGGTGTCAGACGACAATTTACGAGCATGAAGATAATCAAACCGACAATTGGCATTTTAAACATCCATGCCGCGCCGGCGAAGACCTCCACATAGCATTTGTGGTCCTGGATCTTCGGAATGATTTTCTTCGCCAGTAACGACTTGCCGCCCATGTATGCCAGAAAACTATTCATTATGGTCCTCCCTTTGATTTATGGGAGTAACCCTGCTATAAACTGCCTCATTCCCAGTGGGGCGGATGGTAGCGGGTTATCCCGTCGGGCGTCTTTCGCGCCGGCTCCTCTGCCAGACGGACATATCCGCGGCGATGGAGAAGATCCCGCATTTGTTATGCCCGAAGTTCCATCTACAGGTTTCATAATCTTCATTCTTGAATGGACAATCTTTCATTTTAATCTCCTTATTCTCATCACCACAAAGACCTCTATGTAGATCACAAGAGCAATTCCCGGCACATGGCTTTCAGGTATTGAAACTTCTTTTCCTCAACTACGTTCAGCATTTTTCGTCTCCTTTTTATGCCGTCCACTCAACATGTAACCCGGTCTTTTTTGTTCCGCCGCTGTATCCTATCTGGCATCCATTTCTCACATGGTCGTTTTGGACGGCAGTCTGATTTTTAATTATCAGAAGCATGGCGTTTCCAGATGACCAGCCAGCCCGATCAACAATTTCCTTTACTACGGTAATGAGAGACGGAGAATTATAAACTGAGCCACCCGTCCATGCAGCAGGGTCCCATTCGGAAAAAGCAGTCGTGAGAGCCAGCCCACCCGCCTGCGCCTGATTGATCGGGTCCTCCGGATTATCAGCAGCGTTGGCATAAATATGTAAATGCGGATCATTTCCCCTGCTGTCGTATGCAGTGAAAATCATGTAGGCCGCGGTGATTGTCGCTCCCTTCGGAATCGTGACGTTCTTGAACCGCACGCCTGCATGGTAGGACTGATCGTGCGCACCGAAGCCGAGCCAGTCGATAGTCGGATAAAAATTTCCTGAATACCATTCAAAGTCATCAGCATTAACAGCGGGGTAAAATGTCCCACTTGGCGGACCAGATGCTTGTGGTATAAACATCCAAGGTTTTATCATCCAGCCACCCATGTCCCGAAAATAGGAATTGCGAACCAATCAAATCCACCATCAGATGCTTTGAATGTGAACATCGAAATCGCCGCTCCTGTTGCATATCCAGAGGCTACACCGACATAACCATCATCAGAACCAGCAACGCCGAGAAGATAGATTTTGTCCGCCTGTGCAGATGGGCATCGAAGCCGGAAATACCTTGCCCTAACAGCCGGGAGAATACAAACGAAAGACAATCCTTCCTCCGCTGTCGGAAGATCAATGATACAATCAGCGTCAGTCATCCCATAGTTTGACACAATTGTTCCGGAACATTGAAGAGCAGTCAGGGGAGAATCGGCGGATGCAGTTTTATAGATTTCCTTATTTTTCCCTTGGATAGTGCCGGGAGTCGTTTCTCCTATTGCGCCGGGAGAGGCCGGGTCAAAATTGTCGCCGCCGCCTGGAATAGTGACGAGGGTGGCTTCATTTTCTTCATCATCCGTCACTTCGACCCCCGCTCCCGCAAATTTCAAGTTTTCCCTTGCGGTCATCGGAGTACTCTCATCCTGGATAATATGACCGTCGTTGATGGTCTGTGGAAGGGGCACTGTAAGCATGGACGTGGCTGACAACGCATAACCGATCACTTGTTTATTGGATGCAGGCGGCGTCTGCGTTAAAGCGCCTGACGTATCCGGATCCAGGTAGATCGGATCGCCCAGGTTGGCCCAACTCCACCCGGCATTGGTAATCTTTCCCATGCGGTGGATCCGGACCTCGTCGTCTGCGTCCCCCCCCTCTAAAAAGAGGCCGTGACAGGGCTGCAGCGTGCCGTTTGCCCGCGCTAAGTACCATTTACTGTCCGCCGCTTTGAAACAGGCCGCCTTGTACGCGGTTACCGTTTCCCCGAGGAGGACGATTTCGCGGGAGGGGATGACTTCATCCAGCTTTTCCATGTCCGCCGCCAGGATCGAATCCCAACCCTGGACGGAGTAGTCGATCGTATGAAGATCGTATTTGTCGGTGGCCATGATTTCCTCCTAATTCTTCCTGCAGGTTACTTCCGTTTGCTCCGATTCATAGGTATGGCCGCTTTCAGTGCGGTAATTAGAGAGCTTAAATGTCACGCTACCGGCCGGAGATCCATTGTCTGCGGTGTTCATCGCCTCCGTATAGGTCCAGGTGGCGGCGTCGATGGCATCTGTCGTGCGCACGAGGGCCGCGGACACATAGACCTCCACCCTAAACAGACCCTCCCGGTCGACGTCGGGCAGAACGATCCCTGGCAGGCCGATCCCAGCACCCTTGCCCCGATAGCGGGGCGACCAGGTCAGGACGATGTCCGTATCATAACGGGCGGCGAATCCGCTGCCGTTGGCCATGAGGTTCGCGGGGAGATAAGGCGTCAACGCACGCCCGGCGATGGTGAGATCGAGGGCCGTGGCCTCGGCGATGGCCCCCGACGCCTTGATGTTATATGGTACAAACTTGAATTTCCGTGCCGCCCCGGTCATTATTTCACTACCATTGATCAACCCCATTGAGGCAGGTGTAAGCGCATAGAATTCCGTCCCTTCCGCGTGATCCTGCTTTTGTGTATCGTAACGGCCCCGGATGATCCCTTCCAGCTTATACTGCGTGCCCGACACAGGCGTGATGGACTGAAAGGAGATGATCTCGTCGCCGAGCAGGGCAACGTTCCTGAGCCCGGCGAAGACCTCGTTCCAGGAGGCGGTTTCGATCGTCCCCGCCCCCTGCACGAAATCGATCGTAAAACCAACCTCGTCATCGATGGCGATGGCGTCCGCCGGGTATGCCCCCACGAGCGTTCCGAAGGGCTGCAGGTTTGAGACCCGCTTCATGAAGAGATAGGAAGCCCCTCCGTCCAGGCTCATGTACACCTCGAAGCCGAGGTCCCTCACCGATGCCCGGCACGCGATGGGGAGAAGTTGGATCTCCGGAGAGAGGGCATAGGGGGCCTCGATGATTTCCTGATGGGTGAACGGAAGTACCGTATAATCCACAGCGGGAATGCCGTGGCCGGTGGGAGCAGAATACTCGGTGATGCGGCTCGCGCCCGAAAAGAAGTCCTCCGTCGCCTGGAAGGTGATGGCCTCGGACTCCGGCCCTTCCTCCGCGATCTGCAGGACGCGGCAGATCATGTTTGACACGCCGTAGCGGGCGTAGGAGAATTTGAAGCAGTCCCCCACTTCCAGCCGGAATGCATTCCGGTTAACCGGGATGCTGACCGCGGCGAACGGGTAGGACAATTTCAGGAGATTCTGCCTCCCCGCCCAGACAGCGTTACTATTCGTGGTGAACAGCGCCATTTGAATGGTCTGGGAGACAACCATGCCCTGAATTTCCTTGTTTCCGATATCGATCGCGACCGGGTCCGCCGTGGATTGTTTTATATCGTTTCCGACTCCCGCTACCGTCCCCACATATTTGATTCTGAAATCCCCATAAGCTGGGCCATACCCCTCTGTCCCGTCAGCAGCCTTGTCATCTGAAATATAAGTGCCAACACAGTATGATTCGCTCCACCCGCCTGTATAGGACACCTTCGTGAGAGTTACCTTTGACTTGTTCAGCCCCATAACGGTCGTGCCGCTGGGCTTAATCAGTTGCGTAAAGCAAACCTCTATCGGCGATCCCCCATTCGTGGACTGATCATCCATCAGTGCGTGGTTAGTGCCCTCCTGGTATCCGGAGTACCCCAGAATACATTTGTTCACGACTATCTTCGAGGCTAAGTTGGCAAACAGTGCGGCATATCGCATGAGGGTGTTTCCCACCGTGTATGCAGATATATTCTCCACATACATTATCATTCCTGGACAACCCGTCGTAAGAACAGTATCTCCTGGATATGGAGACATATATACGATATCAGAAGGAGAATCTCCAAGCCCCCGAATATACGCATCGTGGTGGAATGGCTCATAATAGACGGTATAAATTCCCGGATCAATAAGAAACAGGCATGGATCTGTTTGTGAATCGCGGGCGGCATCGATTGTACTGTAATCCTTGCCTACGCCGACAGTTTTAATCGTTCCCGTCCACGGAACGCCGTCGATGGTCCAGACTTCACCTCCCAGACGGGGGAGGGTGACCTCTGAATATTGCACCTTCAATTCATTAATGGTATCGATCCAGCTTTTTCGGCTGAAGGTGGGATCGTCCAGAATGGCGTTTTCGTCGATCAGTGGGAGATATTCCGGCGTGTCGTCGCGGATCAGCTTCGGGTGGAATTTGCCGTCGCTGCCGTATCTCAGGATCACATCGACGTGGCCATTGATATTTGTCAGGTAATCCAGAGCGCTCTGCTGAGTGCTGAAACACATACTGATGCCTCTACCCTCGCCCGCCAGCGTCGCGGCGACGGCGGCAAAATCTCCCTCATGGAGCCAGGCCTCCGGCAGCCCGATCATGTCATGCAGAATGTACCACAAGGCATGGGCGGGGTTGTAATCCAGCGCCTGGACGACATGATGTGGGGAAAACGCGATGGCCGGCGTCTTGCGCAGGACAAACCGCATCGTCGGCATGCGGTTGTAGTCGCCGATATAGCAATCCTGGAAAAATACCCAGCAGAGGCCGCGGCTGGTGAGATGATAATCGACCGGAGGCGTCTCAACGGCGATACTGGGGTCGGCTACATACATCATTCCTGCATCGATAAATACGGAAGGGTCGAACACGGGGGGCCCTACTAAGAAGTGAAAGTCCGCCGCCTGATCGTCCGTCCCGAAAAAGAACGCCATACTTCCCATGTCAGGGATAACGATCGTCTCCTGACCGCCGGATACCGGACGCAACAGATTGCCGGACCATACCGTGTCCTCATTGCGGAAAACCGTCAGGAGTTCGTCCACCGGCCCTATACACAACCCGATCGCCCAGGACATGTAGTATTTATACCCCGTCACTTGCGTCTGTTTGGAAGGGCCGCCGCCCTTGCCGCCGCCGCCGCCTACCTCCTGCGTAACCGCCACGTTCCGCTCCCCGCCAAAATAAAGCAGGTTCCCGACCAGTTTTGTCGTGCCCAGCACATCGGGGATGGGATCGCCGATGGTATTGCTTGGATAGGAGAATGCCTGCAACCCGGGAGGAGCTCCCAGCGCAGGTTGTCCCGGTTTCATCAACTCTCCGGCCACGCCGCCGACTACGGCGCCGACCACAAAGCCGATCACTGCCCCCCACGGCCCCCACGTCCAGCCGATGATGGCGCCGCTTATCCCACCGCTTAATGCGCCGGTGATACTCATGTGATCACCCTGAATGCATATTTCATCTGCCGCCGGAATGTGGCGTCGGAAAAGTTGATTTTGCAGACCCCGATGCCGTCCACCGATTGATAGATATACCCGTCACAATAGATAGCGGCGTGCGAGGACGCCTTGCCATAGTGGGACAGCAGGATATCGCCATTCATCGGGTGGTTGAGATCCGCGGGGATGACATTTAATTCTTTCACCAGCCGTTCCAGTAGCAACTCCCGCGTATTATGCAGGTGCCAGTCCCGCGGATAGTCCGGGACGAGGTTCTTTCGCCACCGGAGCACCCCCATTTCCTCAAATACCCGGGCGACAAAATGGATGCAGTCGCAACCCAGCTTCTTCACGCCGCAGTGGTGCCGGAAGGGGGTGCCCATCCATTCGTCCAGTATCCGTTTGAGCTCTAACTGTTTTTCCGGATCATCAAAATAATTTGCCATCAGGGAATCCTCGTCGCCGGATTTTCATCGGGGATAAACGGAAACCCCAAAAAATGAATGAGATTATCGAATTTGTCCCGGCAGGTCTCAATCCGGCCGTCACAGCCGGGATAAACCATAACCGTATTATTGTCTGCCAGATTAACCATTTTATAGTTAAGGGTAATGACTGATCCTGTGTGCGCTGTTATTGTCCGGCGTTCCTCTCCAGTCGGCGCAAATGTCGGACGTGATGCGCCCTGATCCGCCGTTGCCGTTCCATTTGTAATAATCTCACCCAGAGTGAACGTGCCTGTCCTATCTTTAACGAGATAGGTCGTTGTGGTCAGTTTTTTGACAATTTTACAAATCTTCGTGGAGGTCTGTCCGGTGATCGTGTCACCCGCCGCCCAGCCTGCCCCGCCTGGGGCAACATCAAGGGTCATCAGTTCATAAAGGACACAAAGGCCGCCCGTAAAGTAGCCGTCGTCAGAAGCGTCGAAAGTCGCACTCGTAAGGATTGTCTTGGTTGCATCAAGGGTAACTATGGCCGATATGCCATAATCGTCTGCATCCAATATGCAATAGTCGTCAAATACCTGATGATTGCAGTTTATCTGGAATCTCCACCGCGGAATCTGCCTTTTCAGAAAATGTTCAAATCCCACGCATTCGGCCTCCGCGGAAATCCCTTTGAAAGATACGGTCTTGATCTGCCCGATGAAGATGACGGATTTCTCCTGAGGATCCTGGTCGCGGAACAGCCGGGACACTTCGATCCAGACAATGTCAATCGGGTTCTGGGCGACATATTGCACGACGGGCGCAGAGATCCCGGCAAGCTGGACCTTCAGGAGGTTGACGTCCAGCGTGGAGTTGTATTCCGTGCTCCCCCGGCCGATCGTGGCCGGTGTATAGGTATGGATATCGGGAACTTCCTCGGTTCCGTCGTCGAAATTCACGGCCACGTCGCCGTTGGTGTAATACCAGTAGGTTGCGCCGCTCCAGATCTTGTAGAGTTCCAGCGGTTTGCGGACGGAGGCTTCTTCTTTGCCGATGTAGGTTTCCGACGCGTCTTTCATGTTTCTTCCTCTACGGTCTCCCCGGCCAGCCCCATGACGCTCAGGTCAATCTGACCGAAATCACCGCCGCCGATGGGATAGTCGACCGCCAGCTCGTCAAGGTCGAACCGGGACAGATTGAGAAAACAGATCAGGAGATTTTCGAGCTGCTCGGCCGCAACCGCCGTGCCGATTTCGCCGTCCAGCGTGACGGTGGCGGCGCCGGCGTCGACGATCTGCCGGCAGGCGTATGTTTTATCCGGAAAACGGATGAATACGTAGCGGCCGATGACCTCGTTCGGCAGGTAATGGCTGGAATATTCGATGTCCTCGATATTCAGGACCGTATCCGTGGACAAAATGGCCTGTGTCATGACAATATCCCGGCTCCAGGACGGCATCCAGAACATCTGCAAACGGCCCTGGCAGGCGTCGAAGAAATTCAGCGTCTCCCAGATCGCCGCACGGGTGGGACGGACCATCGTTGTTTTCATGCCGAAAGTATTGTCTCCGGCGTCATAGCGGGACGCCGCATACCCGATCCCCAGAAATTGCAGCAGATCATAGGGCCGGCCATATCTATGGGTAATAGGATTCTTGACCGGATTCAGAAACAGGTCGATATCGCCGTAGGCGGGCGCTCCGGACGCCGGCAGCGCATAGGTGAAGGTACGTTGCGTTTCATAAGCTTCCGTGGCTTCCAGGTCGATTTCCTGGCGTCGCATGGCCCTTCCGGTGACCTCCTGATCGGCAGCGATACGGCATTCATATAACGGCAGCACCCAGGATCCCGCCGGCCACGCAGCGGCCAGGTTGGCGACTAATGTGATCTGAGCGGAGGCGAGGATATTTATGGCGCCGATTTCGTATTCAAAGGGGTCTAACGGGTCGATGATCACGCACTCGCGGCCGGCGTAGAAATGCCGGGTGCCCGTGGCGGCGACGGCGAGGACCTTCTGTCCGGAGGCGGCCTGTGCGGTGAGGAGGGTCTTGTCGGGCCAGACGGGGATCCCCCAGATTGCGTCCGCATACCGGAGGAGCTTGCGTTTCAGCCAGTTGATTTCCCGGCTGCCGGAAGGCGTAAAGGTATGGCGCAAAGCGATCCGGGGCCAGGTAAACAGCGCCGAGCGCTTCTCCCTGCCCAGGACGGTTTTCTGGATGGATGTCCGCCACTGGTGGGCGACTTGCTGTGTTTTCGGCTCCATCGTGAGATAGACGTCGGCCATGCTACGTCTTCCCCAAGATTCTCCGGATGGTTCCGGATTTGCTGGAGATGAGGTTCAACATGGCGTTTTGCCCGCGCCCGGTGGCCAGATAGGCATCCAGCAGATCCGGCGACACGATGTTGGCGATATCGAGTTTGACCACCGGCGCCGGCGTCTCCCGGTTGAGCGCTCCCCCCAGGGCCTTCATCTGTCCGGCGGTGAAGATGCCTTCGTCGTTTTTAAAGATACCGGCCCGTTCATTCGGTCCGATTCCGGTATGATAGCGCGGGGCCCCGGCAAAGGCGAAGGAAGGGACGATCCGGAAAGAACGGATATCCTTGACGATGCCGCCGGAATGCCCGACGGTCCCGATGATATTGACCAGGTCAGAGGCGCCTTCCGCCGCAGTCCCCGTGGATGCGGCTGGCGTCCCCTTTCCTCCGAATCCGCTGATCAGATTCGTCACTATACCGCCGGCGCCGGCGGATGCTTTTGCCGCCGCCAGCGCAATATAATCAGCGATCAACCCTTTCACGGCAATGCTTTCGGCGGCGATTCCCTCGACGGCGCTGCTTGTAGCGGAGAGCGACCCGGCTTGCACCAGCAGCCATTTGACGATCATCTCGCTGGCCACGTTGGTCAGCGTGCGGAGGATAGTCTCAAAGAAGGCTTTAAAATAGTCTCCGGCGGATTGGAGCTTCCCCGTCATGGAATCAAAGAAAATATTGGAAAAGGACTGCTGCATGGCGTTGGCGGTGCTTTGCGCCGTGTCGTACATCTGCTGGGAAGTATCCTTCCATTTGACCGCGAGATCTCCGAAGCCTCTCTTTAACGAGCCGAGAGGCGTTTTCATGTCTTCGATCCGGGCCGTCTGCTCATCGTAATATTTGTTGGCGGCGTCGGTTTCAAGCGATGCCTCGGTCTTGTCCGGGTTTTTTTCGGCTTTCAGCAGGGCGCGGGCGCGTTCGATCTCCAGCGTGCGCTTCTGCATGTCATACATCATCTGGTAATCGCCCGTGGTCTTTGCCAGCTCCTCCCGCAGCTTGTAGGTATCCACCAGGTGCTGACGGCCTGTCTCCAGGGTCTTTTCGTCGGACTGCTGCTGTTTCAGCTTCTCGGCGGTTATAAACTTCTCGCTGCCGAGCAGATCATCGAGCAGAGACAACTGGTTTTTCAGTTTGGCGTCTTCGTCATCCATCAGGCCGCCGGCGACGATCTTTTCTTCGGTCTGCTGCCGCTGCAACTCCAGGATCTCCCGGTTGCCGGCGAGTTCCGCTGCCGTTGCCGCCGATTCCGTCATGCCGCCGCGTTCGACCTGCAGGCCGTTCAACTGCGTGCGCAATGTCACCAACTGCTGGAGGAGGCTCAACTCCCCTTCGCGCATGACGTCGGCCATCTTTTGCCTGCGCTCGATGGCATCGATATCGTTTTTCTTCTCGGCAATCGCGAGATCGATCCGGGTCTTGGCGATTTCGCCGTCGATCCGGAGCATTTCCTTCTTCCGCTCCGCGGCGAGCTTGTTGCGTTCCTCGTCCTGGTTGGAACCGGGATTCACGGCGCCGATCATGGCCCCATAGCGACTCTGCGTGGCCTTTTTTTCCTTTTCCAGGGCGTCAAGGGTATCCGTCAGCGCAACCCTTTCCAGGCGCTGCTTTTCGGTGATATAGGTGCTTTCCGCGTCCAGGCCGTCCTTGAAATGTTCCTCGGCCATCGCGTCCTGAAGTTTGTAACCTTCCTTCGCCACATCCAGGCCGCTCTTGATCCCCTGAATATCGGCCTGCAGGAGACCACGCTGGGTTTCGATGAAAGACTTGCTCATGCCCAGTTTCTTCCATTCGGCCATGAGCTTCTCATTGTCGGCTTTCGCCTTGGCGGCATCGGCGTCAAGTTTTGCCTGACTATCGACTTGACCTTCAATCATCGGCGTCGGAATGCCTGACGGCAGCATACCCAGATCCTTCAATCCCGCCCTGCCCATCGTTCTGGCTTGTGACATTAACGCTTCCTGCTGGCTCCAGGCCTGATCCGCCAGATATTTCTTGTTCTGCCAATCGGCGAACATTTTATTGCGTGCATCGGGCGTCGATGCTGCGCCAAAAAGTTCATATTGATTTTTTGCCTGATTGCTCGATAATTCCAGTTTTGCCGCTTGTACGGCCCGCATTCCGGCAGCCATTGCAAGCCAGCCGGCAGCCGACACTTTCAGAAGATCCCACAGCTTTTCGAGCGCTACGATAATGCCCTTCCCGAGCTCTTCTTTCAGTTCCGCCACTTCGGCCTTGAATCTCTGGACGGCGATGGCGGCATTGTAGGTTTCAACGCCCATTTTGGCCGCTTGTATTTTTGCATTGTTCAGCACCAGATCGAGGATGTTGAGGTTTTCCGCGCCGGAGGCGACGGCTTTGTTGAAGGTATTGAATTCGTCTTTGGTGACCAGGCCGAACCGGCGCAGGCCGCGGGGCATCTGGTTCGCGATGGCGTCAATCAGCGCATCGGCCACGTTGGTAATGTCTTCGCCGGATTTAACGGCGCCGACACGGGCGGCTTCGAACAGTTGCGGAATCTTGTTGGGATCCACGTCCTGGGCCATCGCTTTGATGGCCTTCTGCATCAGGTGGGATTCATCGATGGTCCCGGCGGAGGCCTTCTTCATGGCGGACAGCATCTGGTCGGCGTTGACGTCCAGACTGTCAGCGGTTTTCTTGAAGGCATCTTCGGCCTGCATTGCCTTTGCGCCCTGCTCAACATATTCCATCGCCTTCTGAATGGCCATCCAGGCGGCCACTGCGGCGGCGGAAAAGGCCATCCAGTTCTGCTTCAGTGATTCGATCCCGGAGTGGACGTTGCCGAAGCCCTTGTTCATATCGGCCGTAGCGCCCTGGGAGGAGGTTTTCGCGTTTTGAATCGCCTTTTCCAGGGAGGAAAAGGCGTCTTTCGACTTGTCGTACGCCTCGATGATGAGCTGTATTTTGTTGTCAGGCATGTTTCGTCGCTTTCAACTTTTTTTCACAGTGTGCGCAGGCCCATTCGAAATACTCGCCGAACTGGGTTTTGCAGTGCTCGATCTCTTTTGCGGTGCACTTCCCGCCGCCGCCGTCCTGCCCCACGCCCAGCAGTGCCAGGATCGCCTCCCGGTACAGGACTTCCCGCATCCGGTATTCCAGGTACGGCTCGCATTCCTTCCGGGTATAGCCCCGGAGGATGGCGTCGCGCCGGGTGATATCTCCGCCCGCGAGGAGGACGCAGAGATGGGTGATATAATCTACTTCGTCGTCATCGCGGCCCCGATTTGCGCCGTCATGCTCTCCAACCGCTTCAAGAGCGAAGCAATCGGGTTCAGTGCGAAAAAATGGTCGATGATCTCCAGCGTCTGGTCCAGCGTGATGGATCCTTCCAACTTGCCGGCGCGGGCGGTCAACTCATTTTTACCCGATAATTTCCGAAACAAAGCCTTCACCCGGGAGAAGAAAGAAGGCTCCTCCTCCAGGAGCAGGGCGAGGACAATGGGCACTTTTTCGCCCAGGGCGTCGATCATGCCGGCGGCTCCGGAGTTCATCGGGATGTTGAAACCTTTCAGCAGGGCGATCAGCTGCTTGATCTGACCCAGGGTCAACGGCCGCTGGATATAAGTTTCGCCGCCGATTTCATATTTCTGTTCTTCCATAAATCTCCTTTATTTTCCTGCCGGGGCCTTGCCCCCGGTTCTTATGCCGCGTAGGCGGTGACTTTGTTTCCCACTTCCACGATGACGGACCCGTAGGTATCGTCCTGGAGGACGACCAGATCGCCCGCCTCGGCCAATACCTTCCCCGATACGGTAATCGGGGCGGTAAGGACGTTGCAGCGCGGGAAGACGATGTCCAGGTAGTAATTCTTCCCGGTCTCGAACTCCGCGCCCGTCGCCGTCAGGCGAACCCCGAAATACTCGTTGTCCTTGATCCGCTGCTGGAGGATGAAATCCCGCGCCTGGCGGTTCAGTTTGAGCGTCTGCACCCGGCCGTTGCGGAGCGCATAATTGGCATAACTGCCCGTGCCGCCTACACGGAATTCCACGCTTAGGTTGTTATTGATCGCATACTCGACCGACTCGATCTCGTTGGACATGGCATGCCCGCCGAGGAACGAGGTACCGTCCCACTTTCCGCCCAGGTTCAGGACCAGATCGGTCACCCGCAGCGGCGGCTCGACAACCCGCACGGGGAACGTGCACCAGGCCGCCTCGGTGGGGACGTAGAGGATCTCGAATACCGCGTCGGAAGCGTTGATGATGGTTCCGGGATCCGTTGACGGAGCATAGGCATCCGTGTACGCCGAGGTGTCGATGGGAATGGAAAACGTATCGTCGCCGATCCGGGTAATGACGTGCGTGGCATTCAGTGCAGACCATTCCGCCTGCGTGATTCCGGCGATGGTCACCTCGTCGTCGTCCGCCAGGCCGTGGCCTATCCAGGACACGACGCAAACCAAGGCTTTGGAGAGACCCGCGATGGCGACTGCCGTGGTGGGTGGAGTGATGGTGAGGATGGCGGGCGTCGCCCCGGAAACCACCGTCACCGCGACGTCCTTGTATTCGCCGGTACTCGGAACGATGACGCGGACCTGGTGGACGTTGTCCAGCCGGGTATCGGCGTCGCCGCCCTGGACGCCGTTGGCGGCCAGCGTCAACGACGCGGTGTTGAAAGCCGCGGTCTTCAATTCGGTTTCCATGTTGTCGGTGTATTTTCCCGTCCCTTTCAGCGCCAGGACGAGTTTTGCCCAGGAATCCTTGGCAAAGGTCGCCGTAAGCTGGTCCACGTGCATGGAGGCGAAGAGGCGCTTCATGATGGTCTGTCCCATCCGCGCGCCCAGGGTAAATGAGGGCAGGAACATATCCGCCGTGGGCGTGAAGGCGTGCTTATAGCCGGTCCCCCAGGCGTCGGCGTCCCGGTCGCCCAGGGCATAGGCGAGGCCGAAGCCAAAATGCTGGGCCTGCGCCTTCTCGAAATCCATCGACATGGAAGCCAGCGCCCCCAGGTCGTAAACGGTATCGGCCTCTTCCTTGCCGGTCAGCTCGTCCTTGTTGTCCTCCCGGCGGGGCTCCAGGGCGGGGAGGTTGCTCTTGGACACGAGCAGCGATGTGTCCAGTGTCTGTTCCGTGTTGAGCGCCGTTTCCTTCGCATTTGCCGAGACGGCCACCAGGTCGTAATCGGCCAGATAATTCCTCATGATATGCTACCTCCTTTTCTCTTCAATCGATGCATTTTGGTTTTCTTTTCACTTTTATCCGTCATGATTCATATTCGAGCGCGCAGAGACGCAGCTCCGCGTAGTGGCATAGAACGTTTCCGAACATCCGTTCCTCGCTCAAGTCGATCTGCACTCCCGCCAGGCCGGACATCGGTCCCCAGTCCGGGATGGTGGTCAGGCACGACCCATTCAGGTCTATGTGCTCCTCGAAATTCTCCTCGATGGCTGTGAGCTGATCGTCGAAGAGGATCCCCGTCGCCTGGTCGTCCCGGAGCCCCATGATCGCCCGGATCAGAAAGATGTGCGCCTTCTCCTGCGGAGCCCCGCCGATCGTCGTGATCCGCTTGGCCATCTTTTCCCGCGCGAACATGACGGTATTGATCCTCCCGTCGGTATCCTTGAACAGCGCCAGCATTTTCCCGTAGTCCACCGCCAGGCGGTTATAATCGAAAACGACGCCGATCCCGGGCACGCCGGATAGAATCGTCTTGATCTGTTCACGGATCGCGGGAAGGCTCATGCACCCACCGCCTTGACGATATCCGCCGGGATCTGCCCCAGAATGCCGAGCACTTGCGCCCGTTTCTTTTCCAGGGTATTGGTGAACATCTTCCGGGGTTTCGTGCCCCGCTTCGAGATCGCCCTGGCGATCAGGAAAGCGACGGATTTCGCCTCTTTGCCGGATAAGCCCAGCTGCTTTTCCACCCAGTACTGAATCGGCGCCACCGGCGGGAAGTGGGGTCTCGTCCCCAACTCCACTGGCTCCCCGTATTTTGCCGGGGTGGAGACCATGCCCCAGACCGGCTCCCCTGTATTGACCTGGTGAAAAATCGTATCCCGCAGATGGACGGGGCCTGCGCCCATCGGCGTTTCCTTTTTGATCTCCGCTTCCAGCAGCAGCAGGGACTCGGTGATTCTGGAGATCTTCGCCGCACGGGCCGCCTCCGGATATTTCTGCATCAGGCGTTCAAAGGGTTTGAGGTCGAAAGATACCTTGAGTTCCATTATCGGATCCTCCGGCCGTGGGTCGCCTTTTCCGTTCCCCAGCTCCCCGTTGATTTCTGCCCCTTTGTGGCGCCGGCGGGAAGAACGTCGCCTTCTTTCAGGCCGATATGGCTGTAATAATTTGCGCGGTATACCCTGGCCTTCGCCGCATATTCGGACGCCTTGCTTTTGTGGTCCACACTGTCCGCCTGGATGGTGCTGTCCTGCGTCTGGGCGTAATAGGTGGCCAGCATGTCGCAAAAGACGGATGCGGCCAGCATCTGCACGGCTTCCTCGTCGATCGCGGGAATGGTGCAGGACTCGTCGGTGCAGGTTTGCAGCGATGTATAGTCGATGCGCATGGATTCCGTGGCCAGGGGTTCCTCCGTAAGAAATCTCAGGTATTTTCCGGCCGGTTTCTCATAAATTGCCCACTCGTCGGAATCCAGGATCTGCGCTTCAGAGACCGTATCGTCCACGGGATATTCGACCGTTTTAATGGCGGAAAACCCGTCAATCCAGTCCAACAGCAGCGTCAGGGCATAATCAAAGCCGCCGTCGCCCGCTTCATCCTCGATCACGATCCGGGGCTTGTATCCGGAATAGGTCTTGACGGCCTTGTTGATGGCGAAGATCTTCTCCGCCTCGCCCAGGGGCAACTCTCCCCCGACCAGGTTCCCGATCGCCGTGATGTAATCCTGCCGTGTTCTCATCAGTTTTTGAAAACCCCCGTGATACTGTAGGTGAATGACGTTCCGCCGACCACATACTTGATCCGCAGGTAATTCCCGAAATTCGTGATCGCCTGCCGGTATTGACCGGTAGCCGTGATCTGGGAGACCGCCGTGTGGGTGTACCAGTTGATATTGTCCGGAGAGACCTGGACCGTCACGTCCAGCGTCGAGGTGGCCTCTTCGACAGTCACATTGATGAAGAGCTGCCCTTCGGCGTAGGCGGAGACGTCGAAAGCCGTCGAATAACCCGTGGCGGCGGTGTAGATTCCGCTGGAAAGGAAGCCGACAACCCTGGTTTTATGGTCCTGAGCGCGTCCGGCGCCCGGCGCGATCGCCATGATGAAAATAACGGCCAGGAAACAACACAGGATCAATCGTGCGGCGCGAGCCCGCCCTGGGACGCCTCTATGGCCGAATAATCCAGAAATGCCCTTTAAACGCTTCATTTTGCCCTCCCTTCGCTTTGCCCGGCAGTTTCCCGGGTCCACATCCCCAGCCAGGCGACTCCCAGGAGCGCCGTCGGCGCGATATGCAGGTTATCAAATCCGAAACACCCCACCGCCAGGGCGGAAACGCCGGCGGAAATCTCGGGGGAAACCGAACTTCGCCAAATACAAACGGCGACAGAAATTAAAAATGCCGCAATTAGGACGAGACCGGGCAGACCGATTTCAAACATAATCCGCACATATTCATTGTGGGCGTGCATGAAAATGTTTTCACCGATCAACGTCCCGCCGATATCGGCAACCTTTCCGGCAGCCGGATCCCCGGAGGCCAGGAGCGGGAAGATAGTCGGCCAGCTCTCGATGCCGCGGCCGAACGACTCCGATCGGAGCGACCAGAAGGCGTGTTTCCAGGCAACCCAGCGGACGTCGTTCATTAGGGCGCCCAGGGCTTTGACCTTCCAGAACCAGGCCGCGGCGGCAAACCCGGCCACGCCGCAGGACGTCAGAAAAACCAGGCGGTTGTTTACGGTCATGAACAGATAAACCAGCACCGCGGCCAGGGCGGCGAGCATGCCCGTCGTCGTCTTTGCCACCACGATCCCCCAGAGGATCACCGGGACCATGAGCATCCACCATCCGGACAGAAACGCCGGCAGGCACATGGCCAGGAAGATCCCCCCCGTATCGGGATTGAAAGGCCCCGCATTGCGGGGGGCGAACCATGTGGCCGTAATTCCTGTTTCCTGCAGGCAGATCCAACAGAGCAGAGCGAGCGCCGCCAGACGTATAAAAATCAATATCCAGCGTTTCTCGATCCGGCTGAATCCCTCTGCAGCAGCCAGGAAAATAGCGATCATCACCAGTCCCATGTAGGCGTCATAGGCAGGCGGCAGATATCGGGTTTGCACGACCAGGCAGATCAGCCAGAACGCGGCATGCCAGGGGCTGGCCAGGAGGGAGGCAAACGCCAGCCCTCCCAGCCAGATGGCCGCGAGCTGCCAGGACAGGCGGAACTCGAACCCCGGGATGGGCATAATACAAAGCATCAGCCCGGGGATCGCCGCCAGTAATATCCATTGAGAAACTCTTGTCATTTTGCCTTCACGCTTCAGGTTGCCTTAATATGCTGCTCCTGTGCTGTTCGGTGGTATCGGCTTGACATAATAGGTCGTCGATGTCGCTGCGCTTGCCGCGCCCGGAAGCACCCAGCCGATAACCTGATTGTTTGTCGGCGCCGTCGCCGTCAACCCGCCCGGGCTGTTCGCGAGGAATATGCGCGCACCGGGGCTTAACGCCGTCATGCCGGTGATAATTCCTTCAACAACAATTTCCACCGTTGACGCCGCAGCGCCGCCTTTGCCAATGGCACCGACAGCGGGACGGAGTGTCGATTGATCCGCCATCGCTTTATAGGCCTTGCCGTCGGAACCTTTGATGGCGACTACATCGCCTGTGGCCAAAAGTTCCCCGGCCGTTGCCGCGAATCGCGTAGTTTTCTGTTTCCATGCCGCCGCTCCGAAAGCGGATGTGACGGAAAACATGATCATCATCAGAATCAACATCGTCGCGATCCCGATATTTCTTGTTCTTTTCATAGGTCTTTCCTCCTTGAATCATTTTATCGTTTTATACCTGGGGTGGGGCCGCGGATCGGCCATCGTGCCGCCCGGCCCCGCTCTTTACCTTTTTATCCCGCCACAACCGCTTTGTACCCGGTCCGGTAATCGATCACCGCGCCTGCATATTCATGGCGGATCTTGTACCGGGTCTTATCGGCGATAAACACCTGTTCCGCCTGCGGAGAATCGGCCAGGAACAGCTCCGGCTCCTCGCGGCCGTTCAGGTATCCCATTTCCACGATATCCGCGACGGTGGGCGGCAGAATCAGCCCCCAATCCGTGGCATCCGTTAAAAGGGGATTGATGACCGCGTTGACTTTCCCCGCCAGTGCATTCCTGATCTTCGTGGTCAGGTCGTTGGCGGTGAAATAAAACTCGTCGTTGGCGATCCCCTCAAGGGTGGCCACCAGATCTATGGGACCCACCAGGTTCGGCTTCACCGACGGGTCGGCCAGAAGCCCCAGACGCTCGCCGCTGTCTTTCTCCGTCATCTTGCCCAGGGCGATATAGGCTGCCAGTGCGACCGCGAAGCCGAGCGCGGTGGAACCGAGATTCCCGTGGCCATTCGTGAACCATGCCGTCGCATCCGAACAGGTGCCGTTATCCATGAAGAAATTCCAGACATACTTGGCATGGGTCCGCCGTGCCGCACGGGACAGGCCGTTGACGAGCCGCTGGATAATGGAGATATCGTCATTGATGATCGTCTTGCGGGTGATCGTCAGGATATTCCCCCTCTGTCCGAGTGAATAGGTGGACTCTTCGTCGGTCACCCCGCCGATTTCCTGATAATCCATTGCTTCGGGATCGACCGTGGACAGATCGGAAAACCCTCCGACCAGAACCGCTTCCTGCTGGCGGAAGTCCTTGACGGGTTTCCGGACAGAAATGAGGAGTTCCTCCTGGAACCGGTATTCGCCGTACAGGGTTACGAGACGCCGGCCCAGGGTATTCCCCAGAACATAGGAGAAGGTTCCGCTGTTGATGTCCATCGAGCTGCGGAGCTCCGCCGGCAGGTTCTTCCGGTTGAATCGTCCACCGACCTCATGGTCGCCCGTGAAGTAACTGTACATTTCACGGAGGCTGGTGAAAGCCGGGACCTTATCGAAATCGCTGTAGTCCTGCACGTTCCGGATATCCGCGAAAACGGGTTTGTGATCGAGGCGCTCCATGCCCGCCAGCGCGATCGCCTGATCCTTCGAGATGCCGAAGAGGCGATCGACGGCCATGCAGGCCCTGTCATAACCGCCCAGGCCGACCTGGAAATGGATGCCCGATGCGGGGACTCCCGATCCGGGGTCGGGCTGCGGGTTGATTTTTGCCAGATAATCTTTCTCGTCGGCGATGGCTTTGTCCAGATCCGCCGCCTGGAACACCCGGCCCTCGAACGTCTTTTTGATCCGCTCTTTCGCCAGATCCGGCAGGTCGCTTTTGACCAGGCCGTCCCTGAGCGCCATTTCGCAGCGGAAAATGGCCAGATCGTCTTTCGAGGCCAGTCCCGTCAGATCGGCGGGCTTTTCCGGCTCCATTGCCATCCTGGCCAGTCCCTCAAGATCCTGATCGGAAATCGTTGTCAGATCCTTCCCGGTCAGGAGGGCCGGCCGCTTTTCTTGAATCATCTTCCAAAGTCTTTCTTTCATCAAAGCTTCCTCCTTGTGATGGGCCGGCATGCCTGCCACAGCCCGGTTGAATTTCCCGCCGGCGGCGGGCCTTGTTACGATATCGACGGAATTGACATCCTTGAATGCATCGATCCGCAAAGTCGATCTGCCCTCGATGACGGTTTTCGTGCCGCGGATCAGGCAATCCCATGACAAACCGTAAACTTTCGCACCCTGGGACATAGCGTCCATGAGGTTACGCCCCAGCGATTTTGCACTATCCAGGAAGTGCAGCACGCCCTGGAGACCTTTCCCGGCCACATACCGGACGTTGTCGATCCAGCCGACCTTGTTGCGGATCAGCAGCGATTTCAGGTCAAAGAGCGGCTCCGGAATATGGGAAGCGCCTTCCGGCAATTCGTACATATTGACGTCCACGCCCTCGAACAGGGGCGCCGACTGGCGGAGCAGCTCGTCGGGGATATAGGAATTATTCAGGGTGAATCCCGGCTCGCAGATTGTGACATCCCAGGCGCTGCCCTCGGGATTTTTGGCCTGGCCGAGGCGCATAATCAGGCTCAGATCCCCATCCGTCACTTCCGGCGCTGTTTCTTCTGTAGCCATTCGGACCACCAGGTTCTTGACCTCGTCGTCCGTTATGGTCTCGAATTCATTACCGGTCAGAAGTTTCGGCCGGGCGGACGTGATTTTGTCCCAGAGCGTTTTTTTCATGGCTGCCTCCCGTTATTCCTTCGCCTTCCCGGCGATCACCTTGCGCTTTGCCGCTGCCGGGTTGATCCCCGTAATGGCGATATCACTCAGCGGCTGGGGTTTGTCTCCCTCTTTGAAGCGGATTTTACTGCCGCCGTTCGTGACGATCACGACCTCTCCGGTCTCTTCGTTGAAGGCGCTGTCCAGGACAAACTTTTCGTCAATCCCGTAGGCTTTCAACGCCGCGGCGAGAATCTTGTCGCCGATTTCATTTTCCGTTTTCTTCTTTGCCATCTCGATTTCTCCTTTCTCTTAATTGGGTTATGATTGATTCCACTCGGCCATGTACGGCGCCGAATAACATTGACAGTTGATGTTGTTTCTGGGATCGCTCCCGCCGCGGGGATACATCAGCGCCTCGCCGCCGACGTTGAAGGGCTGATCGGCGTCGCGGATCTGGCCGTCTGCGATCATATGGGTGACTCTGGGCTGAATCCGATGGGCCGCGCCGTAAAGCCATTGCTTTTTCATCCCCGGCACAACCTCCGCCGCTTTTTCCAGACGCGCCTGCGAGGCCGCTTCCAATGCCCTGCCGCATTCCTGCCGGGTAATGGTCTCCGCACGGACGGCGATGCTTTTGAAGACGGACGGATCCTTGAGGTTCTTCCCGACCGCTTCCATGACCTCAAAGGGCGTTTTCTTCCCGATCATGCCCAGGGCCATTTCATTGTAGATTTTGGCCGCCGCCTCCTGCCCCAGGCTCCGAACCAGGTGCCGGGAATAATTTTGAAAAGACAGCAGCAGGGCCGTATCGATGGCGGGGATCAAAGCCGTGATCCCGACCGCCTGCAGCGGGAGGTCGACCTTATTCACGCCGTCGCTCCAGAATTGACTCTGGGCGGCGTTGATCTGCATGCCGTATTGCCAGGCAAATGCCTGCAGGGCTCGGTCTATGGACGCCTGCAACTGCGGCAGGTGATAGGCCTGCCAATCCGTCGCGGCGACCGAAGCGGCGACATCCGTCCGGGCCTGGGCCAGCAGGCGGATGGTATCGACGACAGCCGTATCCTCCGCTTTCTGCGCAGCCTGCATCAGGGCTTTTACTTTTTTGTCGAATATTTTCGCTTTATCCATTCGCCGCAACCTTCTTAATATCCACAACGGGGGCCGGATTCCCGGCGGCAGTCGCCTCTTTCAACGCGGCCTCCGCATCTGTCAACATCTGGTCGTAATTTGTATTGTCGGGAGACGGTTCGCTTTTCTCCTCCTCGAGGACTTTGTCGATTTCCGCCTGGGCATCCACCTCGTAGCCGAGATAGCCGCATATCCAGGAATAGAGCCGGGTGGCCGTTTCCCGTGTCTGGAGTTTATTGGTCACCGCCAGCACCAGGGCCGCAGCCAGTTGCGGCAACCCGTTGACCATCTTGGACACATCTTTCTTCGATATTTCCGGCATGGACACGGTGAAACCCGCCGCCGCTTTTTCCGCCGACAGGCGGCCGGCGATGACGGCCTGGTCGAGGACAAACTGGATCACGTATTCGATATTAAACCGGTGTAAATCCTGGCGCTGCTCCAGATCGGCGATCGGAACCTGCCCGAATTGATCGGCCTCCGTCTGGTAGGCCTTTCCTCCCTCGCCGAACCAGGAAGCGGGCCTGCCCGCGGCTCCCATGACGAAGGACTTTCCCAGATCGAACCCGGCCTTGCTGTCCACGTTCTTCAGATCCGGAGCCACCGCCTCCCATTTTACATTCTCATTATGGGCCCGTACGGAATTGGCCTCCGGTGGGGGATTCTTCCGCTGCCATTCGTCGATCTGTTCCTGCGTCATCCCGTTCAGCGTGACGTCCCAGATGAAATTCATGATGTATTCGGAGCGATCAAGGCAGTTATACCCGTACCGCTCGACGGCATCGATCCAGTCAAAGAGAGTCAGATAATCGGAACGGCCCCGGGGCGAATTCGGCGGATGATTGATGGAAAGGAAAAAACAATTTCCCACCAGGCGGTCATAGGTTTTGGAATTGATATTATAATCCTTGCGGATGACGGCATATTTGTCGCCGTTGCGGCCGGTCAGTCCCATCGTTTCAATCTGCATGATCTGCTTCACGTTCATGGGATTGACGTAAACATCCTTGATCAGCGACGGGTCCACGTAGCCCAGCCGCACCTGGCCGTTATAGGGATTGACCGTAACCGGCCAGCACTGCTCGCCCAGGAACGAGAGCCACATGGCGCTTTCCGGATAGTTCAAATCCATCTTGTTTTCCGGATCGGTCCAGAATTTGGTGATGATGTCCTGGACGTCCGCATCGGTCGAGGTCACTTTGATGCGGCCCGAAAACAGGAAACTGCGATCAAGGATCCCCAGCCTGCGGAACATGGCGGAAGCATCGAACATATAATAGGCGATCTCGAACATCCGGGACTGCTGCATGGGAAAGAGATTGCGGGTCAGCATGCTGTCGCCGTATCTCCGATAACCTTCGTTTTTCGGGTCGATATTGGCCATGATCGGAAAATCCATCTTCGCCCGCCGGATCTCCTCGGCGACGAGGGTGCGAATCTCGATGTCTCCCTTCAATGCCGGCGCGATAATCTTTGCGATCGTTTCCCGTATACTCATCATGCCGCCTTTCTGAATCGTCCGAAAAACCCGCCCTCGGTCTTTCTCCTGTAATCGCGGCCCGTGGGCGTCTCGCGCTTATCCGGATCTTTGCCCGTGGAGTAGGCCGTCACATTCGAGGATGCCGCCTGCACAACCAGCGACTTTGCCCAGAAATGATCGGCGTGGCCCGTCGCTTCCGTCCGCTCGGCGTCGAAGCGAAAATGCTTTGTGGTCGTCGCGTATTTCTTAACGCTGTGCAGGGAATTGCGGACCGTATGACTGGCCGGCAAAACGCTCCCCCGGTCTTCAAGGTTGTGCTTCAAGCCAACCGCCAGAGTCTCTTTACTTTCGGGGGTGAAGGTAATGCCTTCCACCTTCCCCGATCCGAAGAAGTTTTGAGCATCTTCCGTCAGTTGCGCGCCGATCCCCGTCTCGTCGATGCAGGCGCGGCGGAATCCTTTGAGCGAAAGAACGGTATGCAGTACCTGCTCCTGGACAAAAAACGGCTGTCTGCGAAGCTCGATCACTGCGACCGGCTGCAGGACGTTCTGAATCTTCTGATCCAGCCAGATCACGGAGAGATCCCGCTTGCGCCCGATGTCCATCCCGGCATAAAGCTCGCCCAGGAATTCAACGTTCGGAAGGATGTCCAGGGGCAGCGGCGGCTTGATTTTGCTGCGTTTGTATTCAGCGTAATTCGTTTCCGCGGCCTTGATCAACATGTCCGCCCAGACCGGCGACGCATCGGCTTTTACATCCTCGCAGGAGGAAATCAGCTCATGGGTCAGGAAGGCGGAAACCTCGTCGGAAGGAATGCACTCGTATTCTTCCGCCCAGGCGTCGTCGTCGTTCAGGGCCAGGCGGAGATCCTCCGGATCGCAGGGCTTGCCCTGGTCATCCTTCAACTCCAGCCCCATCTCGACGGCCTGATAAATATTAACGAAATGCTTCGACCAGCCCCCTTTCTCGCCTTTGAATTCGTAATCTTTGCCGTTGTAGCTTTGCAGCGTCGGCGCGCCGAAGAAAAGTTCGTAGAACTTGTTGATCTTGCCTTTGAAAGTAGAAATGACGCGGATCTTGTAGCCGCGGGTGACCGTCGGGAAAAGCGCTTTCCAAATCTCCCGGCTGTCCCGATGCAGGGCAAACTCATCCAGGATGATGTTGGCCGACCAGCCGCGGGCCGTATCCGGATTCGCCGGCAGCCCGATGATGCGGGTGCCGTCAGGCAATATGATTTCGAGCTGTTTGTATTTCGTGTCTTTATCGACGATGAAATCCGATTCCAGCTCCTGGATTGCCAACCCATAAGCGCGGGCATGCATGGCGCATTTATTGATGACTTCCTTCGATTGCCTCTCCCCGGCGGAGAGGATCACCCACATCGTCTTGTGCGCCATGCCGTCGTCCACGGCTTCCAGCGCGGCCTCGAATGATTTTCCGCCCTGGCGGGTCAGGACGCCGATCTTGAACCGGCTCTTGTCGAGCACCCAGTTTCGCTGGTATTCGGTTAAAGGGACGGCCGGTTTAGGTTTAGACGATGCCATAGATCTCCTCTCGGATGATCCGGAGCGTTTCCGGATCCAGAGACTTTTTGCCGCTTTTTGTCTTTTCCTCGATATTCTGGAGTGCCTGCTTTGCCTTTCCCTTGACCTCGGCCATCCATTTTTTCTGGCTGACGGCGGCGTGGGAGATCCGCGCGATCATCGTCCCCATTTTCGGCAGGTTCGCGTCGTTCTCGGAGTTGACCAGGACTTCGAATGATTTCTGCTGAATGAGGCGGATCAGGGCTTCGTTCATGGCGCCTTCCTCGTCGCCTGCGGCCTCCGCGATCGCCTTCGCCTGTTCGGTGGCAATCCGAATGGCAAAGATCTTTCCTTCAAACTCCTGGCCGTAGCGGTGGATCGCCGACCGGGAGATTTCAAATCCCTTCTCCTGGAGCCACGCTTCGAGAGCCGTGTAATCGGAAAAGCTCGTCGTGATGAGCCGTTTGTCAAGCTCCGACCGGATATTATCCGGCAGGCATGTCACTTTTGACCTTGGGGGCATATCGTCACCATTTCTTCGGTCTTGCGATCCCGGGATGGCATTCCACGGTATATTCCACGATATCGAGCCCGCGATGATTGATTTTGGCAAACCAAACCGCCCTGTTTTTTTCGAGGGTTATCAAGTTGCGCTCCGCCAGATAATCCAGCTCGCGCCGGACGTCCATCTCCGTAACGTCGAAGACAATATACGAGATCACGTTGCAGACGATTACCTCGGAAGTGCCGATCGGCTGAGCTGCTCTCAGGGCTGATAATATCAGCCAGCGCATTTCCTCTCGTCTGGCCCGTTCCATGTCGATATTCATGATTTTTTCTCCCGCAGTGCCTCCACAACCAAATCGCGGAGTTTATCCAGTTTGTTGTTAATGACGACGTCGAACCTAATAAAATCCTCCCGCCGCACATAGATGAGCGGCATATCCGCTTTGAGGTCCATGAGCTCGCGCTCCAATCTTACAAAGGCTTTTTGCGTCTCTCCGAAGGTCTCCACCTTTTCTTCGACGCCCTGCAATGACCGGGTAAACATGATCCGCAACGAAGCGATGATAACGAGGCTCCAGGCCGCCACCAATCCGGCGAGCGCTAAAAATATCTGCCAGTGTTCATTCGCCATGACGCTCCTTCCGCTCCTTTATTTCCTGACAATCCAGGCACCGGACAGCGTTGGGCAGCGCCTTCAGGCGCGCCGGCGCGATCTCATCACCGCAATCGATGCAATCCATCACCCTTTCCTCTTGATCCTTGACCCTGCCCGCGAAATGCTCCCTGAGCGCCAATTCGCGGAAAAGCTGATCGTTCTCCTGGGCCCGGTCGAAAACGTCCACTCACCACCTGTAACCTACGTTGATAATGGCTTTGCCGTCTCCCGTTTAAAAGGGGCCCCCGACCGGCGTCTCAGTTTGGTACGGCCGGGGGCGCACGCAAGATATTCATATTTGAAAGTGCGACCGGTCGGGCTTCGGAAACCGGCCTCCCCATTTCAATCCTACGGACTCCCCGATCTGTCCGGCCTCGTTATAGTCGGGGATGTCGTTTTTGTTCACGTTGACCTTGAGATCCCACACCGGCATGCCATATTTCAGGATGGCGATATCGAAGGCGCGGGATTTGTCATTGTCGGGATTGCCGTCGTCCAAGTCGATGATATGCTTGGAGTCGAGCGTCCACGTGACTGGGAGGCGGTTTTCCGTGAACGGAATCGGCGACAACCCGGCAGTTCGCCGCAGGAAATTGACTTTGTCGAGATCCTCCCGCCCCTGGGCATAGAGGGCGACCTGTTCATTGACGAAGCAGGCAACGCGGGTGAGCATGAAGGGAATGCCGGCGGCAGCCATCTTCACGGAAAAGTGGTGATATTTTCCCTGGAGTTCGGGAGTGCCGTCTTCAATTTTACGGCTGGACATGTGCTTCTCCTTATCGTCAGGCCCATAAAAAAAGAGGGCCACCAGTCTGTGACTGATGGCCCTCTCAGGGGCTCTCGATTTTTGCACCGGCGGGGTTTCGGTCCCGCTGGCCCTCTCAGGGGCTCTCGGTGTTCAAGTTGTAGAATTTCTCTTACTCTATATAAATGCTCTTTGCAAGTATTTTCTCTATATATTGTGTTGTCACCCAAACCTGACCACAAGATCCAGGGCATTTGAACTCCAGTTGGAAATCGCCGTCGCACCTATGCCCCTTCAAATCTGCCAGGCGCTTCCCGCAGCGCGGGCATGGCAGGATGATCTCGCGGTCCTGATTGGTCATTTATTGAGCCTCCATCCCATACACCCAAAAATCCAAAAACTCCCGGATCCAGTCCGGCAGGTAAACGATCAGCTCCGCCGTATAGACGCCCAGGAAGGCCGAGAGAAGAAATAATGCAATCCATCTTTCAACTTTATCCCGGGTGAACCTTCTGACGGCGTTCACGATCACGATACAATCCCATTGACATGCACCGCGATCTCTACGGTCAGGCGCAGCGTGACGGGGATGATGGTCTGCGGTTCGGCTGTCTCCAGGAGTGTGCCCATTTCACGTCTTCCTCCAAAAATCGCTCCCGGCTTCTGGCCTGCGGCGGGAAGGGGCTGGAGTGAGCGGGCTTTCTTGCACGGACGTCCCGGGCCGCCTTGTTTGATCTCGCCGCGATCGATTTTCCCTTTGATCTCTGCCAACGCAAATATCAGCTCATCACCCGATAATCCTTCGGCTGCTTTTGCGCAAACAAAACAGCGCCCCCCCCTCACGATGGACATATCCCTCTTACAATTCGAGCAAGGCTTTTTCATTTTCACTCCCTCCTTTTTTAGATCATTTATGGTTTGCGCGGGAACAGTTTCAATGGCATCCCGCATGATTCCGTCCTCGCCCACCCGAATCGGCGCCGGTCCACCGGGCCACCGGTTTCCGCAGATCCGGCAGGCGACATACCAGACTCCATTGATATAATCCTCATCCCGGTAAAGACTCGTCGCTTTGCACTGGCCACAAATTAATTTCTCTTTGCTCATCCTTTATAGGGGTGCCCGATATTGCCGCCTCGGAGCCGGGCGATGGAGGTCTATCCGATATCGGTGATGATGGCCTTCAGCCGTTTGCGATTCTTCTCGATCTGCTCCGTCGTGAGCTGCGCCGCCGGCATGGCTTTCAGTGCCGGTGCTTCGACCTGTTCACCCGGGACAGGGTATCGTTCGCCGGACATCAGGCTCTTTTCTTTCTTCCGGAGATCCCGCTCATCCTGCTTGCCTGTTGCGGCGGTTTCCTTCTCGCTGATCCCGATCATGATTTTCTTCAGGTAATTATGCGACTCCAGATGGTCGGCGAAATGCCGGTGGACGACGACGTTCAGGGCCTCGACAATTCCGGCGTGGCTGATCGGGTATTTCTTTTTCTGATAGTTGAATGCCTGCGCGTCGAAGAGCGTTTTCATCTCCTCCAGGAGAACCCGCCACTTTTTCGTTTTGGATTTGAGCGGGCGCAGGCCGAAGAGTTCCGTATAGGCGGCAACCACGTTGGCGTGCCTGCCGAACGTCCCCAGCATTTTGATGATGGAAAACAGATCGCTGTCGTGTGTCAATTCCATAAAATCAAGTTCCTTTCCGCAATAAGGGCAATTGAACATCTTTATAAAACTCCCTTGCCCCTCAAATATAACCAAGCGGCGATGATAACGGCGATCATTAAAAGAATGCAATCTGTCATAGCCATTCCCCCAAACTTTCCGTTTTCTTCTTCACTTAATTTCAAGATGGATCAGCCGGATGATCAGGCCGCAGCAGTCGCAGCCCTTGTGGGGCTGAGAGAGCCACCCTTGCTTGTTTGCCGGCTTATCGTTAAATGCTTCAAAAACTGTATCCTTTACCTTGTCGTCACGGATCGTTGTGGTTACCCGCAGCCAGACGTTCGCCGCCGGCGCCGTTCGCTTTTTCGCCTGTTCTTTTTGCGTCATACCCGGCACCGATATGTCTCCTCGATTTCCCTGATCAGTTCATGCCTGTAAATTTTCTTTCCGCACAGCCAACGCAGGAATAGCTGAAATGCTACAATGGCCAACGCCATCAGGCCGGCGAGCCACGGAAGGGCAAAACACAGCGCGAAAGTGAGCAGCCACGGGTCTTGCCTCAGCATCAGATAAATTTTATACATCGCGGTCTCCTGATATTGTTACGATGACCGTTTGCCTGCGATGAGCAGCCCCATAAAATAGGCGCCGATCACCATGCCGATAAAAAGTCCGATGATAAAGAGAATGATCGCCATGCCCGTTACTCCTTCTTCAGATCGTAGCTGAATTCCTCTTTCGGTTTCCGTTCGGCCCCGATCAGGAAGAGTTTCTCGTCGCGCCATTTCTCGACGGCTTCCCGGTCGAGGGACTTCGCAATCTTCACGACCTCGTCAAAGCCCAGCTCCTCACATTTGGCCAGGGCGTCGCGGGGGATGGAAACTTTATCTTTCACGCTATGGATCAGGCTGCCGTGGGGGAGGTTGACGACGTCCGTCCCGTCGAAGAGGATTTTTTTATTGAACTTCATCGTCTGCATAAGCGCAGTAACTGCCGATTTCAGCAGCACATCCCTTGCTTCAATTCTGAGCGCATACCGCGCCTTTGCCTCTTGTATGGCCTCTTCACACTCAGCATGCAGCGCCTCAATATCGGCGGTGCGGATGGCAATTTCGCGCAGATAGCCATTTGCCTGCTCCTGGATTCCGGCCTTCGCCGGATTGACATCTGATGATTTACGCTGCTTCATCGCCATCGCCAAAGGCCTCCATGTTGAGTTTCATCTGTCCCAGGTAGTTGGGCAGGGTTATTTTTTTGATCCGCGAGTTGCGTAGCAGGATCAGCAGGGCCCGGCGCTCGGACCGGCGCAGGTAATCTGCCAGTTCGCTCCCCGCTGCCGCCAGGTAATAGCCGCCGCCGTTGGACGAGGCGACGGAGCAGATCGGGACGCCTTCTTCGCGCAGGATGGTAATGAGCCTCCGGAGCGCACGGGTATCGTTGATCCGGTGCTCCCAGGGGCGGTTAAAAACGGTCTCATAAAGGGCCGCCATGCCGATGGCGTTGGGTTCGCCGATGTGGCTGGTCAGCGTGGACAGCGTCCGGTTGCGGTTTTCCTGAGTGTCGATTTCCGTGATTTTTTCTTTCATCGCTTCGTCTCCTTTGTTGGTATCAGGTGCGACATTCTTTTGTAGATCTCCGCCGTTTCTTCCGGCGTCGCCTCAACCAGGCGTAGATGGTCCTTTTCCACGGCCAGACCGCTGTCTTTCGACCAGAAAATGCTCTCGCCGCAATTCATAGTTCCTACAAATGTCCACATCGCTTCGTCTCCTTTATCAATGATGCCCGTTACTCCCGCCACGGTGCCGGGCGGCGAGGGACTATTGTTCCGGTTCCTTTATCTTTCCCAGCACGGCCAGGAGCCGTTCCAACTTGCCCGCGTCTTTGCACCAGGTGAGGGTGGAGACGCCGCAAATCTTCAGGGCGAGACCGGCCAGGCGCTTCTCGCCGTTCGGGATCTCTTTGGCCAGATCCACGCAGCGGCGGCGCAGGGCGGCAAACTGCTCAGGCGATTGCTCTTCCCGGAAGTTGCGGCTTTTGCACGGCTTGAATCCGTAATGCTTGAGCAGCTTCACCATATTCTCCAATTGGACCAGAGTCATGTCGGCGGCGGTGCAGACCTTGAAACTTTTCAGGATCATCTCGTACTCGCCGGCATTCAGTCCCATCTGCTTTTTGGCGACGTGGATTTTCGCCAGCAGGCCCCGGCGCTGCTTGGCCTGGGCGTCCGTCTTCAGGGGCGGCGGCCCCTTGCGCTCATAAACTTTGAACGGATGATCTGTCCCAGGAATGGTTTGCGGCGTGTTCATCACGCCACCTTACAAAGCCAACCAATAATGAGGCCATATGCTGACCATATGGCTGCTGACGTAGCATCCACAAAAGAAAGCCCCCAAAAAGAATACGAGAAGAGGATTGCAACCAAAGTACAGGCGTATGCTATAAAGTATCTCATTTCACGACCTCCGTTGGCGCTTCCTCAAAAGGCATGTGTCCTTCTGCGCGGCGCGTCTCCTCCGCACAAATAATGGCGATCTCTGTCAGGACGTCCGCGTCGAAGGTGCTCTGTGGGCCCGGATGGAAGGCATAGCAGTTTTGAGTCCGACACCATTCGATAATACCAATTAAGCCCTCTCCATGCCTGCCAGTCACGACCCACTTCCGTTCATTCGCAAACCAGGCGTATTTCGACGAATTGCCCCTAAAAGCGAATTTGAGGCGTTTGCCAATAAATGTCATCATTTCATCACCTCCAGACGGAAACGATCCCGGTTGGGAATATGATATTGCCGCTCCGCTCCGGCGCCGTGGGCGCAGCGCCGCCGTCCGACGACCTGGATCATGCCCGATTCGAGCAGCTCCCTGATGAGCCGCAACATGTATCCCGTCTCCTCGACCTCCGCCAGCCTCCGGATCTCCGGGCCCGTGAAGCTGACCGAGACATACATGGCCTTGTAGATTTTGTCCGCGACGGGTTTGGGAACGGACTTTTTCCAGCCGCGGTTGTAACGGTACCGCTTCCCAGGTTGTCGCCGAATTCGTTTGTCTACAACGATGGAGATTTCACCTCTTTTGATGAAATCAGAAATGGCTTTTCCAACCTTGTCCCGTTCCTTTCCCTGCGGTATTGCCAAACTGCTGCAAAGCTGACCGACGCTGAAGAGACGACTGCACCCCTTCATCCAGTCCCGCATGCGCACGGCCAGGCCGGTCTTAGGCGTTTTTGAGGACATCTTTCACCATCTCCAGGGTCATCTCGTCGAGGCTCGACGCTTTCATGGACCGTTCGAGGGCGGCTGCTACCGTCAGGACCGGACGCCAGTCGCCGCCACTGTGCTTTAGGATGAGTCCGATCGCCTCCGGATCGGTCTTGACGTCCATCGCCTTCTGAAAAAAGAAGGCGATGTCTCGCTGGTGGATGGGGCCGAAATCCATCTTGCGCCGGATCCGGCTGGCCAGGCGCCGGCGGGAGGCGATCCGTCCCTTTAAATCGTCTTCGCCGATCAGCAGGATCGGGCAGGCAAAACGCTCGTTGACGTTGCGCAGCATCTCCAGAACCTTCATTTCCAGCAGGTCCGCCTCGTCGATCATGATCAGCCGGCGGTGTTTCGCCATCTCTTCGCCGATGACGGCCAGGCAGGCGTCCGACCGGTTGGGCCGCACCTTCGCCAGTTCGAAGCTGATCTCGCGCAGCACCATCGCCGGGCTCCGGATGTTCATGGGCGGGAGGTAGATCGCCTCGGAGTGCACGGCATAATGACGCGCCGCCTCGGTTTTGCCGCGTCCGGCCGGGCCGGTGACCATCGCCAGCGACGGCCCGATCATGGACGTGCCCGACGTCAGCTCATCGCAAATCTCATCGAATATCCCGGTGTTCCCTGTCGTGATAAATTCCTGTTTCATGATTCCCCCTCGTTATAATTGGCCCGCTTCCGCCGATTGGTATCCGCGTTCAAATTCCCAGCGTTCCCGTGCGGACGGGCTCATCTGTGCTTCATGATTCATCATCCAGGCGCGATCTTCTTCGGTGATGACCCCGGCAACTGCCGCCTGGATGCACCATTGATGGCGATAGGCATCGGAGATCCAGGAGCCTGGCCGCGGCGGTACCGCAACGGCCTTTTTGGCAACGGGCAGGCGATTCAGCACTTCGAGCTGCCGCACGCCTTCATCCAGCTCCACCTGGGTCAGCGGCCGGTTCTTTTCCTTGTGTTCGATCTCACGCGCCCGACGATCATCGGCGATCTGCGCGGCGGAGCGCTCCAGGTTCGATTCGGGATAGTTCCGCAGATCAGGCAGCCCCGCCGTCATCTCGCGCACCTGCAGGGCGATGCGGCTGCGCCGTTCCCGCTTCTGGACGATCTTTTGCCGCGCGATCCCCATTTCTTTCATGCTGGAGTAGGACACGGGCGTGGCCGTGCAGAGGTATTGGCTGCCGAGGAAGACCAGCAGGACATCCTCGCCCAGCGGATCGGAGCCGACGGCAACATGCTCGCCGTGGTGATCCAGCAGCGCGTCGTGCTCATACCAGTCGTTCTGGTACTGGACGCGGCCCTTGTTGACGATTCGCTTTTCGCGCTTCATCAGCAGGGCATCGATGGCGTCGGTGGTCAGGAAACGGGACCTCCAGCCGTCGTTGCAGCAGGCCACCAGGCAATCCAGGGGCGACGTCCGTGCCGGCTTCTCTCCCCAGATCCATTCCCGCGCCACGCCGCGATGGTGCTGCTGATTCAGGTAATAACAGGCCTGCATGGCCATCGCCGCGAATTCGGACAGGTAGGGCAGGCGGCCTTTCTCGGACAGCGCCTTGACTTCCGCCTGGTCGACGTCCTGCTCATGGATGTCGCCGTGCAGATCCTTGACGTAGCCGGGCAGGCGGATGAAATTGACCAGGGCGCGCTCCACTTCCTGGAAATACCGCTCGATGAGTTTACTTTTGGCGTTTTTGACGACGGCCTTCTTGTGGGTGCCCGGCATGAGCACGCAAGGGTTGACCTCGTCGCCGTCGTAATCGATCACGTCCATCGGGACGTCGATGGTCTGTGCCCACTCGAGGCCGAGGCTCCGCATGGTGGCGAGGATACTGGTGATATGCTTGGACAGCTCCGGTTTGCCGTTGTCCGTGAAGATGGAGCCGAAAGCGCCCCAGCTCTTGAGGCCGTGGCGCAGGGCCTGGGCCATCAGGTGGGCGTCATATTTGCGGTCCGTGGCAATGCCGTAGGCGATGCGCGTCCGCAGATCGACCCAGAGATAACACTCGGGCCGGACCGTCTGCAGGGTGTCGTCATCGATGCACCAGAAATCGAACCGGTGCTGATCGCCGACGAGGATCTCGAAGGGCGCCAGGTCGGAATAGTCGCGCAGGACCGGCGGCAAAAGATTGTCCAGGGCGAGCATGCCGCCTTTTGCGTAGGCTGCCATGAGGGGCGTAACCTTTTTATGGTACCACCAGGAGGCCGATTCGACGGTGCCGATCTCCCAGCCGCGCCGGTTTGCCTCGATCACGAGTTCGGCGTAGAGGATCTTGCGGTCCATCTTCCGGTGCTCCCGCTTCAGGACGAGCCCGCACCAGTAATCGATGGCCTCGGGCGTCCATTTCTTCGGCTGATTTTTGGATGCGTTGGTATGGCGCAGAGCAACCAGTCCCTTTGCCTTGACCTTGCCCTCCATCCGGTAGCACTGCTGCCAGGAGACCCGGTGCTTTGCCGCGACGGATTCCACCCACTTGCGGCGGCCCAGTTTCCAGGAGACCGGCATGCCCTCCATGTCCCGCAGGATGGCCATGCGTGCGCAGAATTTGTTGTTCTGCAGGTCAAAGTGATTGATGGAGTTTTCATTGATGGCGATGGGCTGCGCTGCGGCAGCCATGAGGTTGCCGTAATTTGCGGGGAAGCCGAAGACCTCCAGGGGATTGGCCGGAGCCAGCGCGTCGAGGACCGTGGAGGCGGCGGCAGGCGAAACGACGGCCAGCTGGTCCAGGAGTCTGCCGTTGGGTTCGATTGTTCCCGCCGAATTCCCCCTGGGTGGGTTTTCCGTATCCTTATTAGTATATGACTTATCATCATATAGCAGGATGGCTGACTGGATATCCGAGGGCAGGGAGGCGAGGGGGTACTTCACGTTGTTCCCGCCTTTTCCGTTCCCATTGACGTATTGCCATGATTCTTTTTGTGCTCTTCTCGTAATGCTGGTCTTGTGTTTCCCCGTGATATCGGCTATTTGCTTCGCTGTGTAGGTTTGATCCGTCATGGCTTGTCCCTACCTGACCACGATCTTGAACAGGATCGCCCCGAAAAAGAGGACGGCGATTGAGGCGACTGCCCAGCAGCCCTTGTTGATAAAAGGTTCTTTTTTGATGAGTTCATTGTCCCAGTCGGTGCTTTCGATGATTCGCTGATAATAGAGAATGCGATTCTTCATGATAGATTCCCCTCCATTTCCTTCAAAAACATAAGGTGTTTCCGTTTCTCGTTCTGCTTTCTGGTGATCTCCTCGTCCATCCGTTGGATCTCCGCCCGCAGTGCCTCCGGTCCGGGCAGGACAAAGACGCCCACCAGGGCGCCGATCATCTTCAGGGGTTCCGTACATCCCACCGCCTCGCAGAAAGCAGGCAAAAAAATGGCCGGAAAGCGGTGCTGCTCTTTCGACTCCGCCGTCCAGCTATCGAGCATGGTTTTGGTGATGTCCGTATCGGTCAACTCGCTCATCCGGGCGGCCACCTGGTAGCGCGATAACGGGCACTGTTTCAGAGCGGCGCTGATCGCCTCCCGGAAGGACCGGTCGATATTGAAACTGCCGACCGGCTTCGTATTGGAGTTTTGATCCTGGTAGGTTTTGAGAATGTCAAAAAGGCTGAGCTGATTCGTGTCTAATGATTTTTTTAACTTAGCCATTGAAAACCCCGAAATATTAGGTTAACATGCAGCCGTCATTGAGCGCTTGTTGGTAGAAACGTGCCGCCCGCGCCTGCCCGGCGTGTAGGTTAAGTAGTAGGACCGCCAGATCCGCTCCGCAGGGATGGAAATCGCATCGGCGATCGCCCGGCGGATCCGGTCGGAGACAACCTTCCCGTCGATGACGCGGCAAACCATCTCCCGGCTGCATTTTGCGGTCCGGGCGATTGCCGCCTGGGTCGTCAACGCCCGGAGGATGGCGACGCGGATCTCGATAGGGGTCATATCGGAATAGTCTGTTTTCATGGCCGGTCCTCTTTTTCTAAATTAGTGTTGGCTTGATTGAGGAATGCTATACACCAACAAAATAACCATGTCAAGTAAAAAAGTAACGCATCGGTTGATTTTTTATTAATTTAGTTAAAACATTGCTTAAATGCGTGATATTATAAGTGATATACACGCGCAACAGTTGCGCATCAGTTAATGCATCGGTTAGATATCTAACTGATGCATGGGAAAGGGTTGTTTTTATAATGCAGAATGATAAAATAAAAGACGCTGATTTTGGAGCCCGCCTTTTAAAATTAAGGACTCAAAAGAGTTTGAGTCGCGTGGAGACTGCTAAACAAATGTGCATCGGATTGAGTTCCCTTCAACAATATGAACGCGGCGTTTTGCCTGGACCGAGAAACACGGAAAAAATACGACTATATTATAAATGTCAAAAATCCTATCTCCTCACTGGCGAAGGCGAGTCTGATCCGGGAACCGACGTCCAAAAAATATTTTCCCCTGAGCATCCGTATAATCAACCCGATGAATTCGTATTAATAGAAAGGAAGTGTGGTCAGATCAGCGCCGGCGGCGGCCTGGTTCCCGATAACGATGCTGACGTGCAGCTCGCTTTCCGGCGGGACTGGATCAAAAAGAAGGGAAACCCGGGTAATATGTCATTGATCAAAGTTTCCGGGGACAGCATGGATCCGACCCTGCTTGACGGAGACCTCGTCCTGGTCAACCATAGCCGAAATAGTATCTCTCCCCAGGGTGGAATCTATGCCATTGCGATTGACGATGAGATCATGATCAAGCGCGTCCAGCCCGCCGATTCACCGGAAAAAATCCTTGTCATCAGCGATAATAAGCAATATCCTCATCGAGAAATCACGACGGACAAAGTCCGCGTCAACGGCAAAGTGATCTGGTACGCCCGGGATCTGGAACGATAGAAATAAAGAGGGTAACTCATGCTCAAAAAATTAATTACTATGGTCGCATGCGTGATGTTTCTATCTGGTTGCAGCGTCGGGATAGTGAATATGAAAACAACGCTTCAAGAGCCGCCATTTGCTGTCGCTGAAATGAAAGGTTCCGTGACAGAAGCCACGCGATGTGTAGGGAGATATTGGCAAAAAGAGGCTGCTGACCTTGGATATTTCTGGAACGTCTATGTTTATTCCTACCAGGTGCAGGTGACAGGAGTTATTAATGAGGCTGGGCATGTTGAGCCGGCTTCTCTTGTGATTGAGTTTAGTGAAAATAATGGCAAGACGCTTGCGGAGGCTCATGTTCATCATGTCTTTGGCGATGGAAATATTCGCCGGACAATTACTGTAAAGGCATTTGATGCATGTAAAGTTAAGTAGTCGCCTTGCTTGTCAATGGATAAATAATGGATAATACTCTTTATTATGGTGACAACCTTGACATTCTTCGGCGCTACGTGAAGGACGAGAGTGTTGACCTCGTTTACCTGGACCCACCTTTCAACTCCAATACAAATTACAACGTTCTATTTGCCGAGAAAGACGGTAGCAAGGCTGCAAGCCAGATCCAGGCTTTCACGGACACCTGGACTTGGACACAGGAAAGCGAATCCGTCTTTGCGGAGATCGTGACGGCGGGAGGGAAGGTCTCCGATTGCCTACAAGCATTCAGAACCTTTCTGGGCGAATGCGACATGCTGGCCTATCTCGTGATGATGGCACCGCGCCTTGTGGAATTGCGCCGCGTGCTGAAGCCGACCGGAAGCATCTACCTTCATTGCGACCCCACGGCGAGCCACTATTTAAAGCTGGTTATGGATGCGGTGTTTGGGGCGCGTCGCTTCAGGAATGAGATCATCTGGCACTACTCGGGATGGAACAAGAAGCTAAAAGCCAGCTTCGAGAGCCGGACGGACATATTGCTGTTCTATGGCAAAGGTACGGAGGATGAGCAAACCTTCCATAGTTGGGCCAGGCCGTGGTCATCAACTGAGGAGTATGTGAAGGTCAGAAAACAAAAGGTGCATACAGACGAGACGGGGCGTGATTATGTGCTGTCTGACGCTGGCGGTGGAAAACGGGTCGGTCGCTATCTGGACGAGGCAATGGCAGTCGGCGCATATGGTGACAATGTGTGGAATATTGACAAAATAAACAATTCCTCCAAGGAGCGACTTGGTTATCCTACACAGAAGCCCGAAGCCCTTTTGGAGCGGATCATCACCGCGAGTAGCAACCCAGGTGACGTTGTACTTGATCCCTTCTGCGGGTGCGGGACCACAATCGCTGCCGCGCAGAAGCTGGGCCGTCCGTGGATCGGAATAGACATTACGCATCTTGCTATAAACCTGATCAAGGTGCGCCTTAAGGACGCCTTCGGAGAGTCAGCCGCGTTCAAGACGATAGGTGAACCCGTGAGCGTACCGGACGCCGAGCGGCTGGCCGAATCCGACCCATATCAATTCCAATGGTGGGCTCTTGGTCTTGTGGGGGCGCGGCCTGTCGAGCAAAAAAAGGGAGCAGACAAAGGTATTGACGGGCGGATCATCTTCCAGGGAGATAAGCCGGGAACCTTTGAAAACGTTATCCTGTCGGTAAAGGCCGGGAAGACCGGCTCTGCACATGTCCGGGATCTGAAGGGAGTCCTGGAGCGGGAAAAGGCGGCGATAGGGGTTCTTATCTCTATGTTGAAACCACCGGCCCAGATGAAAACTGAAGCGGTTACCGCGGGCTTTTATGAATCCTCCTTATGGGGAAAGAAGTACCCGAAGGTTCAACTTTTAACCGTAGCCGAACTGCTGGCCGGGAAGAAAATAGAAATGCCCCCGATCATGCAAGTACAGGCGACGTTCAAGAAGGCCCCAAAGGCAAGGCAACAGTTAGGTTTGCAACATAAATTGGATGTGTGATAATGAATGAACTGCCTTGTTTTTGTTTCAGAATAAATTTCATCTGATATATAATTACTGACATGGAGAATTGGATATGATAAAAGAGACTTTGAGGTGGATGTAAATGACCAATCCGGACTACGAACTGATTGCAGATATGTGTATGTATCCATCATCTGAGGCCGGCAGACTCGTTGGTATTCATCCAACAAGAATAAGGCGATGGCTTAAAGGATATAGCTATACCTATGAATCCGACTTTCGGCATAAAAGCCCTGTATTGCGCAGATCAGATGAGAAAGCAACTTCGAGCTACGCTTCATTTCTTGATTTAATAGACCTGCTTTTCGTTAAACGTTTTCTGGATTATGGCGTTAGTCTTCAAAAACTACGCAGGGCTCTTAACGAAGCTACTGAAATTTTAGGAACAAATCATTTTGCACGGGAAATATTTTTTACCGATGGTAAAGCAATTTTTGTTAAAGTGGGGAAACAGGGTGATAATCTTTTGCAGCTTTTGTCAGGCGGACAATGGGTAATAGCTTCGGTCATTAAACAATTAGCAAAACAGATTGAATTTGATCGATCTACCGGTTTGGCAAGGCGCTGGATACCTAATTCTGGAGGAGGATTAATAGTTATAGATCCACTTATTTCTTTCGGCCGTCCGACACTCGTTGGAAAGGGAATTGTTACTGAGAATATATACGATTTCTATATTGCAGAAAACAAGGACATAATAAGAGCCTGTAAATGGTGGAAACTATCTCCTCGGGAAGTTCGGGCAGCAGTGAGTTTCGAGGGTGCGATCGCCGCCTGAAATTCCTCATTGACAAAAATCTCAGTGAACATCTTTCATCCGGCCTGAAAGCTTTCGGTGAAAATGTCATTCACCTAACGGAAGTTCTTCCTGGGGATACTAAAGACCCAGTACTTTTGGAATATTTGGGAACACATGAGATTTTTCTAATAACAAGAGATGAAAATATCCGATGGCATCCGGCAGAAGCAATTTTACTTAGGAGATATTGTATTGGCGCTTTTTTCTTGGGGGGTAAAAATCGGGGGCGGTGTGATATGATTTTACAATTAGTCCGAAATTGGCCTCGCATTAAAGATCATGCAAAAAAAAAGAATAAACCTTTTATATTTCGAATACCACCAACTGGCTCTAAATTTATTAACATACCCCTATAAGTTAAATAGGTATGTCAAAAAAATTAAATTATTTTGTCGCCGATTTCGTTTCTCTATTAATGGGGTTTCGAAAAAACATATTTTGCGACAAAACTATTGACAACTGCCCCGATCATTGATTTATTTGGCGCGGCCAAAAAATAAAATACCCTCATATTCATTGATGAAATTCCGACCTTCATCCCGTATAATCCCGCTTTAACCAGCCAAGTCCCACTTCGCTTCCTTTGTCTCCTATTATCTTACTCCCTTCAACAGCCTCTTTGTCGCGATCCCCGGTTTATTGGTGGATGGGTACGATTACATACCCGAGGCGATCAAA